ATTTATTTTAAAGTAAGCAGGGGAGATTATTCCCCCTTTTTAAGGGGAAGAAAATAATCATCTAGAAACCTTCCGAAATATAAATTGTAAAGCAAAGTGCCATTATAGTAGGTCGCCACTGTAGATTTTAAAAATCTAACTAAAGTAGATGTTAGGTGTTGATGCACCAAAACACGAATGTTGAATACCCCCATCAAGGGCCACGGATTAACCAGCGCATTCAACACTACACTACTTAATATACCTTTTCAGAAGGCACCACTGGAAGTAAAAACTTGGGGGGCTACAGGAACTCCAAGTGAAAAATCGTCACCGACCGCCACAAATGCATTTACTGCATAAACATTTGTGCTAACACTGTTATCATAAACTTGCCATTGTACTCCGGGTTGATCGGGACCATTATAATTGTTACCAAAAGCTGTTTGAAAATAATAAGGACAATAATATGGAACTTGAACTTCTGCTGTTCTTCTAACACTCAATTGAATTAAATCAGTTCCATCAGCAAAACCTGGATTAAGGGCATAAGTTGCAGTTGGGGTTGCATCATAATTACGCACAGAAACTACTGCATAGGGATCAGTAGTTGTGGTACTACCATTAGCCACATTATTAAATAATAATTTCCAACGAAAAGATCCGCGTGTCAACAAAAAACCACGCAATAATTCAGCAATAGGAGATAAACCAGAACCAATTGCTTCAAGGGTCATAAAACCGTTTTTTGATGAACTAGAAGCTGCATAAGTAAAACGATGAAAATAATCGGTCCAATAGCTCATTTTTTCACCCATACAAATCTTGTCTACAACATGAATTTTAGTCTTTGGAAGTAGCCCTTCAAATTCTTGTTCGAACAAAATCCTTGGATAAAAAACTGAACCGCTTTGAGCTGTATACTGACTTGAAAGATCAACAGGTCTTGCACATTCAAAAGATTCTCCTCCAGCAACCCATCCGATAACATTGATAGGAATAGTATTATTAACTCCAGAAGCAACCACATCACTGACTAAATTCATAGTTATTTTTCCGTTGTATGAATAATTTGCTGTTGCAAGACTTAAAATATTTGCATTGTAGAGTGATGGTAAATATTGATAAGCTTGTGTTCTAAGATAAGGAACTGTAAATTTAACAAAAGTTGTGCCAAGAACATCAACAACAAGAGAAACTAAATCACCATCTGAGGTATTAGCTGGCTTAACAGTAGTAACACTAGGATACCAAGTAATGCGAACACGAGTACTCATAAAATTTGTACAAACAAACATAAAAACAAATTGTATATCCCCTCTCCAAAACATAAATTTTTCTGCTAAAAAAGCTAAAGGTGTTCTATAATAAGTATAAGAAGGTGGTGTCGTACCATTAATAATATATCGACTTAAATTAGGACTGACATAAAAGGACAAAAAGTTTGTGTCAACAACTTGAGTTGAAGGTATACTATAAAATAAAAATATAGCAGGAAGTCGTTTATAAACATGCATATCATTATAATTTCTTGCATCACAGTAAACCCGTGGATCGTTTGAAACGCAGTTGTCAGGATCCATTGAAAGCATATTTGATCCATCCAAACCTTTTGTATTGGCCATGTTCGTAACAATGTCAATTCTACGTTTTTCAACTGCTGCTACATTTGTTGGCATATCTGAAAACACACCTTTAAACAATGCCATACCATAAGTCATGACTCCTGTTAATCCAGTACTCAACGTTGCCAAACTATAAGCAATACCACCAAAATTAAAAATATTATCTACCATTTGACCAGTTCTACTACGTTCTTGTTGTTCAACTTCAACTGGAACTTCTTCAACATCTTTGTATCTACGATTGCTTCTTTTGTAACTAACTTTAGCCACTTCTCCAAATGTTTTCTTCATTTGAGCTAATGTAATTGAAAAACCAGCTACTTCAGGCTGAACAAAGTTAGCAAATATATTCAAGGTCACTGAAGCTGTTGTTTCAGTACCATCATAAAGTGGTGATAATACCATTACTGTGACGTATCCAAAAGAATTTGCAATCAAAGCACTTGTACTCAAATTTTGTAAGTCCCAAAAAGCAAGAGGACAGACATATGGAATTTCAAACTCAACTGTCTCTTGACACTTTGCATCAATAACAACATGGTTAAAACAACTCAATAAAGCAACGTCAGTATTCATTTTTGATATATTTCCACCACCATTAATACCTGCATTGGGACACCATCCAACTAACAAACTACCACAACAAAATTGTGTTGTATTTAAACGGATACTTACTTTAACACCAGCTCGAAAGAATTGAAAATCGTTTAATTTTTCAACAATGTTTGGTACCAAAAGAGCTGTTGGAAATGAAAGGTTTGTGATAACTTGACCAAAAGTGTACGTACTGGCCCAAGCACCTCGAAATACTGGATACACACGAGACAAAACTACACTTAACTGTTGATCAACATAAGGATCTATGTCTTTATAAATTGGAGAGATAATAACCTTTTGGGGAACAACAACAGTACCAACTGTATCACTAAAAGCTGAAACACCCTCTTCCTCTGTAATTTTAGCAATACCTGGTAAACGTTCTTCTTTACCACTTTGAGCAACAAAACCAACATTATGAAATTCACGCATGTAAGTGACATAACAATAAGTAAATACAGGAAAACCCAAATGAACAAAGGTTTCATTAATAGTATTTCGAATACGATCTCCAAATACCTTTCCCCAAGCATAAGCTTCACGAATAGCTGAATCACAAACAGCAATTGTCCCTTCACTTTCAGACAAACTAGCAGGACGCCACATAATCATCTCTTTGATAATTGCTTTATCCAAGCATCCACGCCAATTTCCATCAATATATTCATAAGAACGTTGCAAATATTTAACATCTTTAACACGATAATACTGCTCAATAGCTTTATCCTTGTAAATTGAAGTATAAACCATTCCAAATTTTGCAAACATATCAAACAAGTCAAACATAGTTATGATTGGACTGTCACGATCAACAAAAATAACATGATCATCCCCAAATACAAATGAACAATTAATCAAAGTATCTAATAAATTCTCGTCAAATCCATGTTTTTCTACACATGCACAACATTCAACAAATTCCAAAATCCAGCTGTTTACATCTGTTGTTAAAAATCTGCCAGATGGATTTCCTGAGGTTTCATAAATAACATTAGCAATAATATGTTTAACCTTGGAGCCAAGACCATAATTTAAAAATTTGCACAATATACGTTCACCTTGTGTATAAACGTCCTTGTAGTATTCTAAAATAGCATCTGAAAAACATTCAATTAAAAACGCTGTTTCTGATGAATCCATACTTTTGACATCTCCAGCCAACAATCGCAAACGGTCTTCTTTAAACTGTTGGGTATCCAAAAAACGAGCAAAGGTATTATGCCATTCTTTTGTGTTAGGAGCGATACCAACATTACAAGGATTTGTACCAGCCAAGCGTCCTTTTCGAACATTCATTTGAAAAGCACCAAAATATTTTCTTTCAAGTAGTAAATAAGGCAAAGGAACAGGACCCATAATACGTGTCAATGCAAACACTTCTTCAACAATACTACGGTGATCATCTCGATACAATCGGGTCTTTTTCAATGGTAATCTTTCCGTTTTCATACAATCAGTGACAATTAAAGGAAAATCAGGATGCTCTTCTCCTTTTAAAGCATATGCTTCAACTTCTTGAAATATTTTAAGGAAAGCAGGTCTAAAACGTATAACATTATCTTCTCCCCTTTCTAAAAAGGGATTTTTACCAACACCAAGGTGCATAGTGTTAAAGGGATATCCCGCAGACGTTTCCATGTCTATCGCATTTAACACAAATCCATCCCCATTAAGCAATTCAAAATCATTTAAAATGTGTGGTATTTCATGTTGGCCATGTTTCGAATTTAAAAAACGCACTAATTCAGGAGCATAACTAACAGTATAATTATTCTTGTCTCCTTTCAACTTTTTATACAACCCTTCCACTGCTGGACTTTTAATAGTACGACTTTTTGGATCGTATTCAGGTCTTAACAAAGCTGGTTCAGTAGTACTTTCTGTTGGATTGAAAAAAACACTAGGAATCGATTCATTTTTTGTTGCCATACGAACTGATTGAGATGGAGGTACTACACCCAAATAGTTAAATCTACACCCATCTTGGAGCTTAGCAATGTCAATATTGGGTTTACCTTCACCAACTAGAACCTGAGCTTCAAAGTCTTTAGTCAAATTCAAGACAGCTGCTTCAAAATCTGATTTGTGAACAAAAGTACCAACTGCTCGTGATTTATCTCCAGCTACATGAATTCCAATAAATGTGGGTTGTTTAAGATCAGCAACATATCCTAACCCACAATCTCCATTTTCATTAGGCAACACAACTTGAAAATAATCTTGTGTATCAAGCTCAATAGCAATATTCTGCCCGCTTTTATCATTGTGCAAACGATAGCTAATTGGTTTGGCAATTTTCAATCTTTCTGCGGTTCGTAAACCAATAGGATTAACTTGACATATAGTTCTCCCAAAATCTGCTTGATTTTCGTTGAACAAATGTGAGCTCAAGTCAACGAAAGAATGTCCACGAAATCCAAGATTACCTTTTAGACCCAAATCAAATTTAATAAACATAACATCAATAACATCATCATAAACATAAGTATAACCATGTTCTGGAAATTCGTAACCATATTCACAATCTGCTGTTCCATCCTTATTAAGAACAACTTTACCCTCTTTATTTAATCTATATACTGTGAGAGTATTTTCAAGAAAATGTCTGAAGTGTCCTGCTGTAACCAATATATTTCTTGTTATAAATACTCCATGAATAGAAAAACCATGTTCATCTCCATCGCGTGCTGCACAACACATTTTTACAGTGTTTTTCTGAACTTTTGCGGCAAGAGCAACAAGACCTGAAGTATTTCCAACTTGTGCATATGGATCGTCAAAATATGAATCTTCTACATAACCTTTTCTGCGGAATCCTCTTTTTTGTTTACGATTGGAACGAATTTCGTCTGTATAAGAACGACGATAACTCTCTTTTTCTGTTCGAGATTGACTAGTAACATTTGGCTTGTTATACCATTCGAACATTTTTGCCGCAACAAGTACTGTTGTCATAACAACACCCAGTTTGACCAAAAACTGAGTCCAAAAAGTTTTGACAGGTGGTTGAATAGCTAATACAATATTTGCTTGAAGAGCTCGAAATCCACACTTGTCAATACAATACGATTGACAAGAATTAAATGCTTTACGTACATAGCAAAAGCCCTGTTTGGCTTTATTGTAGGCATTTCCTACCCCGCTGCTAAAATTCGATTCGCGGTCTATTAGTGTACGATAAAGTCGAGAGTTTGTGTTCTCCTCGATTTTGTCTAAAAACTTGTTTTTGGGTTCTACTGTTTCTGGTTTAAATTCAGGTCCGTAGAAAGTTTGATTCCCTTTTTCAATAAGAGTAGTTGTCAAACAATCATAATACTCTTCTTCTTCATCTGCCTTGTCTGGATTAAAAGCAAATTCTGTCAACTCCGTACCATCACTTTGATATGTTACTCCTTTTCTGTGCATGGAAGGTGGCACTCCTTCAGGACATTGATGATAATCCTCCAAACAAAAAGGTATAGAACATTTGGTTTGACTTTGACGTGTATAAAAAGAATTCAAAGAACTATCTTCTTGATACATTGTTCGTCTTTGGTCTAGAGTATGCTTGCTTGCTTTGGGTACTGAAATATCCTGAACTATTTTTTGCATATCAGCTTCGGTTAAATGCTCTAAGTGCTCTTTAAAACCTTCATCTTGTGGAACGTCCTCCTCTTTTACTTCTTTGTCAGAAGTAAGCTTAACCACAAAATCAATCATTTGTTGAACTTCTTCTGGGCTGGTGACTGGTGGTGGTTCTACAGTTTCTTTTTTGGTTTCAACTGGTTTAACAACAATATCGTCTAGAGGAATTTCTGAATTTTGCAATTTCTTTTCCCTCTTTGTTAGAGGTCGAATAGTTTTTTTTTGAACATTCATTTTACCAGACTGGGCAGAAAATATTCCAACAAGTGCACTTGTGCGCAAACTATTTTTGTTATAGTATGTGCTTTCGTTAAAATTTTCAGTTTTAATCTTCTTCTTTTGCAGTTCAACGGCCACATATTGTATGAATAGTTCATAATTATCAATTACAGTTGGGCGCGCTCGTGAAGATCTGGACTTAAGACAACTTTTATTGTGGACTTCAAAACTATAACCTTTAGTATCAAAATAAGGTTCGTTTCCAGAACGAACTGGTGCTTTAACCATAACTACAAGATCACGTCTTCTGTCAAGAGCTTCAATACTTTGCAAACTTTTGAACATATTAGGCAGTTCTGGAGACGTACTATTACTTGTTAAAAACACTATAGGACTGTTGAAAAAAATACGACCCTTTTCAGAGAGCTCAGCTTTATTAATTTCATAAGGAGCATTACCAGCCATTGCAAAGAGTTTGGCTAAGTGACCCAGAACTATTTGGCTTTCATTAATTTGTAACCAGTCGTCAACCAATACAGCAAACTGGTTATGATAAGAACTCCAAAATTCAGTATCACGAATATTTACTGCACATAAATCAGTGGGTCTAAATTCACACTCACCTTTTGTCATACCAGCTATCAAATCAGAAACCATTTGATTGACCAGTTGTGTTTTTCCAATATTAGAAGAACCACACAACTCTATAACTAATGGTTCAACACGAAAACTACCACTAGCCAGAAAAACTGAATACTGATTATAATAATCCAAAAACATACTACGAGCTGAATTCCAAATACTCAATTTCACAGAGTAATAGTTTTGTTTAGTGATCTCGACCTCAAGCTTGTCAATATCTGCTTTAAGGTTTACTATATCATGAACATGTGCAGGATTATGAAACAACTTAGCATCCCTAACAGTCAACAAGGTTTGCATACGTTGCAAAGTTAAAATAACTTGATCATGGACTTCTATAGAAGTATTATATGGTACTCCTGTGTACATTTCATAAAAAGAACTAAAAGCTCCTCGCAAGACTTCTAATATAGCTGGAGTTAAGGATGTAGCTGTACCAACTAATTTAACACTGTTATTAATCCTTTTAATACGGTTGCCATCTTTTATAGATTCATACGACGTTTGACTTTTAAATATACCACAAAAAGCTTCAACAAAAGCAGCAAAGATTGTTTCAGTTTCATACGGGCCAATCTTTGAACCATCACCCAAAACTTGTGCTACATAAGGTGCATCTGGTTG